GCCAAATACTGTGGTTGATGCGACTAGGGAAGAGATGACCGGCGATAAGGCGAAGAAAAAAGCCAACCTCAAGACCAACGTGAAAACCTCGTCGCAGGGCGTCATAGAAGACGCGCCGCTGGCATATAACTCGCTGATTGGGTCAGTCGCTAAAAATGCAAATTTAGGATCAATCTTGGGTGACAAAAAAGGAAAGATATAATGGGCGGTGTAGTCAGAAGGGTCCGCAGGGCTGTTGAAAAAACTGTGAAGAAAGCAGCCGGCGAGGTTGGCAAGGCTGCCGGCATAGTCCCGACAAACAAAGAAAGGGCTGCACAAGAAGAGGCAGCGCGTCGCGCACAAGAGCAAGCAGCAGCGCAAGCAAGGGCCAGAGCCGAAGCTGACGCAGCTGCTAAAGCGGCCGCAGCTGAGAAGCAGCGCAAGGCAGACGAAGCTCTCAAGGCGCAGCAGGCTGTTGAGGTGGTCGATGCCACCAATCCTGAAGACGTCGTTTATTCGGGCGAGCAGGGTGCTGGCAAGCCCAAAAAGAAAAGAAAGAAGGGCGGCACCATCATGACCGGCGCACAAGGGGTCATGGGCGATGCGCCAACAGAAAAATCAACGCTGCTAGGCGGTGGCTAAATGGCTGATGAAATCGCACAAATCCTGCTGAAGCGCTTTCACAGCCTGGAGACGCAGCGGCAGACCTGGGAAGCGCATTGGCAAGAGGTGGCCGACTATGTCGTGCCAAGGAAGGCTGATGTCACAAAAAACCGCTCACCAGGCGACAAGCGCTCCGAGCTGGTTTTTGACGGCACAGCAATCCTTGCTGCCGAGCTGCTGAGCGCCTCGCTGCACGGTATGCTGACCAATGGCAGCACCAGCTGGTTTAGCCTGCGATACAGCGACCCGGATTTGAACGGCGACGATGAAGCGATGGAATGGCTGCAGGGCGTTGAAGACGTCATGTACCAGGCCTTCAACCGTTCTAACTTTCAAGAGCAAATCCACGAGCTGTACCAAGACCTGGTGACCTTCGGCACTGCTGTGATGTTCGTTGATGCTGACGATGAACAACAGGTGCGCTTCAGTACCCGGCATATCAAAGAGTGCTTCCTGTCAGAGGATGACAAGGGGCGGGTTGATACGGTGTTTCGTAAATTCAAGATGCCGGCACGAGCTGCTGTTGCGCGTTTTGGTGAAGAAAAGCTCAACACCAAAATCTTGAAGAAGGCGGCTGATAACCCATACGAGCAGATCAACCTGGTCCATGCGGTGTATGAGCGCCAGGAGCGCGACATCACCAAGGTGACAGCGGACAACAAGCCCTTCGCCTCGGTCTACATTGAGCCGGAAGAAAAGGTAGTGCTGTCCGAATCGGGCTTTGATGAGTTCCCCTACATGGCGCCGCGCTACACCAAAAGCTCGTTTGAGATCGGCTATGGGCGGTCGCCGGCAATGACAGCGCTTGCCGATATCAAGATGTTGAACCGCATGTCCGAGGTCACGATTCGGGCAGCACAGAAACAGGTAGACCCGCCGCTTCTGGTGCCAGACGACGGCTTCATGCTGCCTGTCCGCACCATACCAGGCGGTCTTAATTTCTACCGCTCCGGGACACGCGATCGAATTGAGCCGCTCAATATAGGCGCGAACAACCCGCTGGGTCTAAACATGGAGGAGCAGCGCCGGCAGGCGATTCGCTCGGCCTTCTATGTTGACCAGCTGATCCTTGGAACCGGCCCACAGATGACGGCCACCGAGGTTGTCCAGCGCACCGAAGAGAAGATGAGGCTTCTTGGCCCCCTGACAGGTCGCCTGTCGCAAGAGCTGCTGCAGCCGCTGATCACCCGCGTCTATAGCATCCTGGCGCGCCAGAAGGCCTACAGGCCGGCGCCAGACTTTATGCAGGACCAGAACCTGGTGATCGAATATGTATCGCCGCTGGCCAAGGCACAGCGCCAGGGCGACATCCAATCCATGACCCGGTTGCTGGAGCTGATGACACCGCTGTCGCAGCTTGACCCAGGCATCATGGATTATGTGGACAGCGACGGCATCTCCAAGCACCTGATCAAAATTCTGGGTGTTCCGGCCACAGCTGTGCGCGGTGACCGTGAGGTCCAGCAGCTGCGCGCCCAGCGTCAGCAACAGCAGCAGCAAATGGCCGAGCAAATGGAGCTGATGCAGACAGCTGAGGCTGCCGGCAACGCTGCGCCAATGGTCAGGGCTATAGACGCATCTGAGGCCGCAGAATGACGCCGGAAGACATCATAGAGCTTTACAAAGAGGTGTTCACGTCAGTTCAAGGCTAACAGGTTCTAGAGGATCTGGGCGTGAGGTTTTGTGAACATTCTTCGACGTTCTCGACAGATCCATGCGAGACAGCATGAAGAACAGGTAGCTGAGGTCTCTGCAGATGCAGAGGTAACCCAGTCTGTCGAAGCTAATTGGCGCGACACAATCCCCGAAGAAATCCGGGGCCACAAATCACTAGATCATATCCAGGACGTAGGAGCCCTGGCTAAATCTTACGTTAACGCACAGTCAATGATCGGCGCAGACAAGGTTGCCATCCCAGGCAAACACGCGACCGACGAAGACTGGAGCGAGGTATACCGGCGTCTCGGCCGGCCAGACACGCCAGAAGGCTATGAGCTGGTCAATGACATGCCAGAAGGCATCGATGCCCAGGACGAAATGCTAGACGGCTTTCGCAGCGCAGCGCATGAAGCAGGCCTGACGTCAGGCCAGGCTCAAAAGCTGCTCGGCTGGTACAACGGCTTTCTGGGCGAGATGGGCGCGGTCGATGAAGGTCAGGCTGATCAGATCCGGCTGGACACTGAGACCGAGCTGAAACGCGAGTATGGCGCCGCATATGAAGATCGTATGACCAACGGCAACGCCGTGCTGCAGGAATTTGGGGCAGAAGATATCACCGAAATCCAGCTGGCTGATGGCCGGCTTCTAGGTGACCATCCAGACATGATCAAGATGATGGTGAACATAGGAGAGTTCATCAACAACAAGATTGGTGAGGACAGCCTTGAAGGCATCAAGACATCCGGCGCCATGACGCCGAGCGATGCCCAGGAAAAGCTGTCAGAGCTTACTGGCCCTAACACGCCCTATTGGGATCAGCGTCATCCAGAGCATGAGTTTTATGTGCAAGAGGCTCTGCGCGTTAGGGAGCTGATGAGTGTCTGACCCAGTAACAGATCGCGAGTTCCGGCTTGAGGTTCTGCGTGTGACCCTGGAAACAGGCTCACAAGTCACGATACAGAACCCGCTCGAACAAGCAGAAAAGAATTTGCAATGGTGCTTACAGCCTATTGATAAGCCACAAGCCCAAAAGGCTACGGCACCTAGCAAAAAACCCGGACAAGCTGCATAGCCCCGGTCGGCGCATCCGTACTGCAAAAACCTTTCGTCCGACATGTGTCGGGTAGCGAGCTTTTCAAAACGCTTTGTGAAAGGAGGGTGCTATGAGCACTCAAATCACGACCGCGTTTTCCCAGCAGTTCTCTGCCAATGTGCAGCTTCTCTCGCAACAGCGCGGCTCCATCCTTCGGGGCGGCGTATCTGAGGAAGCGGTCACTGGTGAGAAGGCGTTCTTCGACCAGGTCGGAGCCGCAGCTGCTGTGAAGCGCACCTCTCGTCATGGGGATACACCTGTGGTCGAGACCCCGCATAGCCGCCGGATGGTAACTATGGATTCGTATGAGTGGGCAGATCTGATCGACGATGTCGATAAGGTCAAGATGCTCATCGATCCAACATCGACTTATGCTCAGGCAGCTGCTGCTGCAATGGGCCGGGCGATGGATGATGCCATCATCACCGCCGCAACAGGCACATCCAAGACAGGCAAGTCAGGTGGCACCAGCACATCAATGCTGGCCGCTAACCAGATTGCCAACGGCTCGGCTGACCTGACCGTGGCAAAACTGATCCAGGCAAAGAAGATCCTCGACAACGGTTCTGTCGATCCTTCGATCCCTCGGCATATCGCCGTCGGGCCTGATCAAATCGAGGCGCTGTTAAACACCACCTCTGTAACCAGCTCTGACTTTAATACGGTCAAGGCTCTGGTCCAGGGTGAGGTCAACACATTTATGGGCTTCCAGTTCCATATGAGTACCCGCCTCGGTAAATCTGGAAACATCCGCACATGCTTTGCATGGGCCGAGGACGGCATCAAGCTGGCCGTCGGTAAGGATGTCCAAAGCCGCATCGATGAGCGCGCTGACAAGAGCTACTCCACCCAGGTTTACTACTGCGCCACCTTTGGTGCGACCCGGATGGAAGAAGCTAAGGTCGTGCAGATCGACTGCGACGAGAGCGCATAGGGAGGGCATGAGAAATGGCTACTGTATATAGCACTCAGCAAACCACGCTGACTCAAGACGACCCTTCTGATTTCGTGAAAGCCAACGAGCTGGGCGGTGAAGTCCGCGTTGCTCACGGCACCTACGAGGCTTCGAGCCTGGCATCTGGCGACGTGATCGAAATGTTCACCCTGCCTGATGGCGCTCGCATCCTCCAGGGCCAGCTGGCTCACGATGCGTTGGGTTCATCGACAACTCTGTCTGTGGGCTTTGCAGCTCACACCAAGGCAGACGGCACCGCTGTCTCTGCATCTGCAGCTGCCTATAAGGCTGCAGCCGCTTCGACATCAGCACAGATCGTGGACATCGTTGCCACGCTCGCGCTGCTGAATGGCGAAGAGGTCGATGCTGACGAGAACGGCAAGACCGTCACTGTGACTATGGGCGGCGCCGCTGGCACCGGCTCTATCGCCGTGACGATGCTGTACGTCGTTAACTAACCAGAAGGGGCAGCTTCGGCTGCCCCTTTTTTTGCAAGGGGATCTAGATGGCATCTGTCGTTGATATTTGTAACAGCGCTCTGAATCAAATTGGCGCGAGTAACATCATCAGTCTGACTGAGGACAGCAAGGCTGCGCGTATCTGCAACCAGCGCTACAACTTTGTCCGCGATAGTGTCTTCCGCGCGCATCCCTGGAATTGTCTTACGACCAGGGCAAGCCTGGCGCCGGACACTGCTGCCCCCGCTTTTCAATTTAGCAAGCAATTCACGCTTCCCACTGACCCATTTTGTTTGCGCGTGTTGCAGCTCAGCAACACAGACATTCTTTACAAAATTGAAGGCCGCAAGCTGCTGTGTGACGAAAGCACCATAGAGATGATTTATGTCGGCCGGGTAGAGGATGCCAACCAATACGACACGCTGCTCACCGAGACGATCGCCGCAGCGATGGCAGCTGATCTGGCGTACCCGCTGGTCGGCAGCTCGGCGCTCAGCGCAAACATGTTCACCCTGTATCAAAGCAAACTGACCGAAGCGCGGTTTGTCGATGCGACTGAAGACAACGATATCAATACATCTGTGATCTCTGACAGCCGGACTGTCGCAGCCGATACCTTTATCAATGCGAGGTTCTGATGGCCAAGGCGTCACCAGCGTTTACTAATTTCACAGCCGGCGAGCTGAGCCCCAGGCTTGATGGCCGGACTGATGTCGCCAAGTATTTTAACGGCTGTAAGAAGCTGCAGAATTTTGTGGTTCACCCGCATGGGGGCGCAAGCCGGCGTCCTGGTACGATCTTTGTGCGAGAGGTTAAGAACAGCGCGCACAACGTCCGGCTGATCCCTTTTGAGTTCAACGTCACCCAGACCTATATCCTGGAGTTTGGCGATCAATATTTCCGCGTCCACAAGGATGGCGGCACTGTCGTTTCCGGCGGGAGCCCTGTCGAGGTAGCAACGCCATATGCCCACACAGATCTGGCCAAGCTAAAATTTACGCAATCAGCTGACGTGATGTATCTAGTGCATCCTGACTATGCGCCCCGCAAGATCACCCGCACCAGCCACACGGCTTGGACGATCACCGAGGTGGATCTGCTGCGCGGTCCTATGGCTGAAGACAACACGACCGCCACAACACTGCTCGCCAACGGCCGGACAGGCTCAGTGACCATAACGGCGAGTGCTAGCGCTTTTACCAGCAGCGACGTTGGCCGGCTGGTCAGGCTGCATGAGGGCTTTGCCAAGATTACAAATTTTAGCAGCGCCACGTCTGTGACAGCGACCGTCCAAGAAAATGCAGACGGCCGCACCGAGCTGATGCCAAGCTACACGGCGACAACCATATCGGCCCATGAAGGTGATCCATCTGCCACCGGGCTAGAGCATAACGACAGATACCAGGACACAGCCGGCGCGTTCGTGTCGCAAGGTTTCAAGGTCGGTATGAAGGTTGCGGTCTCAGGCTTTACTGATAGCAACAACAATGAAGCCTCGGCGATCATCGTTAAAGTCACAGATGACACGCTGCTTCTTGCGCCGTCATCAGACCTAACAGACGAAAATGCCGGCGACAGCGTCACTATCAGCGGCGATCTCACAGCCAGCACAGACTGGGCGCTAGGCGCTTTCTCAGATGTCACTGGCTTCCCTGCTGCTGTAGCTTTCTATGAGCAGCGACTGGTGTTTGCCTCGACCACCCAGCAGCCGCAGACGCTGTTCTTCTCAGTGGGCGGCAGCTTCGAGGATTTTGCTGCCGGCGTCGATGCAGACGATGCCCTGACATACACGCTTGGATCTAACCAGGTAAACATCATCAGATATCTACAGGCCGGCCGTGTCCTGCTTGTCGGGACTTCTGGTGGTGAGTTCGTGGTCACAAGCTCTGAGGACGCGCCTCT